CTGGTGTTACTTATATGTTTTCCAAGCAAAATTCCGCGATTTACTTCGATTCCGTCTTAGGAGCCGGAGGTATTGTATTGCTGTGGATCCCGAACCATTGGAGACTGAAGGTGTTCACATCCTGCCTGATAGGATAATTGAAATGGCCTGCCCAAAGAGCAAGTTCACACCCATTACGTCTGTTGACGACCCTCTTATACGCTCTGAGATAATATTTTATGTTGTCGAGAACGGAGGGCTTCCTTCGAAAGGGAAGAAGTGGCTTGATCCTACGATCATGCAAATGGTCAGCTCTGGCAGCGTTATCAAGAACAAGACGAAAGATGGGACGATCGAGACCCTGCTGTCTGGTTCCGCCCACGGGACTCAACACGCCACTCATTTCTCTGCGAAAAACTCGCACAAGAAATTCGGAGTCCAGCGCTTCGAGCCTCTTCCGACGCGCCTCCTGCGCACCCCGCACGCTCATGATGACGACACGGATGTCGCTTTTTGGCGTGCTGATTGCGGCCAGCTAGCTCGCGCTAGCGGACTCGGCTATCCAACTCTGATACCCGCCGAGATGTGTTGCTCTGACAACAATGCCTGGATCACTCCGGAAGGCCCTGGGAATATTCTTAACATCACTAGTATAGTTGATGATAAGATCTTCAAGTCCCACGGCTACGCCCTTGAGCGTATTACCAACAATTGGAATCACGGAGCTCACTCCGCGACCACTGTTGCCGGCTCGAGCGGAGCTGGACTGTATATTTCGAAAGACTCGAAGTATTATTGGGCGGGCATCCACCTTGGAGCTCGTCAAGCCCTTAAGTCCAACTATTTCGCGTTGGCTGAGGGCTTGCAGCCTTACCTGCGTGATCAACTTTACGACAGTGATGAGATTGACACAGAATACAACCCCGACGGCCTGATGGTTACTGTCAAAGATACCGTTGACAAGGTTCTTTCTGATATCCAAGGCACTACCCGCGAATCAAAGCCTGGCAAAGGAGCTAGGATGTATTCTGCGGGCGGATGGACGAAAGGCGACTACAAACGCGCTCGGGCTGAAAGAAGCAGGTTTGTTGCCGGTACTGATGGCTCCGGTCATGTCAGTCACGAGACTATGAGAGCCAGACTAGAGGCTATCCTCAGGTCTGCTCTTGCCCCGCCTACCCGCGAAGGCCTTGATGATCACCCCAAGGCCGAGTTCCCAGTGATGAGAGACTTCTTCACTGCCCTCGG